TGACAATTCTATATGACTGACGGAATAACTCAAGATTGTTACATCCGAGTAATCGTGCATAGAGAATATGGTTGTCGTATCGTCGGTTGTTAAATCCAACGATAGGGAAGCTTAACAAATATTCAATCTGGTCTGGAGTTGGGTTAATCCATTTTGTAAATTCGTCATCATGGTATTTCTTCCAGACGACTACAAACAGATTAGGATATACCTCAATATCGAAGAACACCAATTCTTCTTTTGGATATATCTTGGTGAAGTTTGTGAGCTTGTCTTCGGTTGTCCCCTCATCATCTCGAATAGACGACCACGGAATCTTTTGAAATACCGCAACACAATATTCTTTGTTGTTGGTCGAACGTAAAGCTCGAAGAAATACGTCATGCTTCAAATCCGTCAAGTCATATTCCAGACCCATATCAAAAGCTTTCTGAATTTCGTGAGCAATAAAATCAATAGTCGGTTTGGTATTTGGGTGACTTGGTTCTTTACCCTCAATCTGTCCCAATTGCCTCTTAACAAAATTACGCAACGTCTTTTCTGTATATGTGATTTCTTTCACATGCTCATACATTTCCTTATCCTTTCTCTCTTTCAACGGCAAGCCCGATGAAATATGAGATGGTTGTAAGTTGTTGGATGCTTTGTCTATCCGTCTCAAAGAGGCGTTGCCTTTGTACACTTTGATCTCAATATGCTTATTGACCAAATTATTTAACTCATTGACATTACCGTCATAGATATAATGCAAGTGAATACCTTGTCCCGATTTAGAAAGTTCGGCATAAGTCGGTGGAAATTTTGAAGCTGCTTCTTTGTTCAACTCCAAATTCTTATTACCGTCCTCATCTTTCAAATCGAAGTCAATGATAATATGATTAAGTGGAACCTTAACCCAATGCAATTTACTCGTTTTAATATCAGACAAGGTTGTCACGACATTATCCCATTTTTCTGATGGGTTACCATTACGTAAGGCTAACTGAGCAGGATATTCGGCTGCTAGTTTATTAAACACCTCGTTATGATAATTGAAATCTAACCAGTCGTCTGGAATAACAGTATCATTAGCCTCGGTTGTACCAACGACACCTTCAGGAAATGCAACATTCCATCGGAACCCTTTGAAATAATTGTTAACACGCATACCATCGATATGACTATCTTTAAGCATTGTGTCAAAATATCTAAGAGCCTCTCTCTTGATAGTTGCTTTATATCCGTCGGTCTTCCAACCCATGTCTTCCAGATACTCACGATATAACTCACTGATTTGTTTAAGAGTTATCCCATGTTGCATATGGATTGCATTGGTTCGCATGAAGTCAAAGATATGGTCGGTCTGTTCTGCCATGTCAACATCGAAATAATCGTCATAGTAATCAAAACCCAATTCTTCAAATCTTTGAATTGCCATGTTAGCAATATACGGAAGCTCGTACTTGATTTGGGTCATGAGTTGATTATACTTAGTATGACTGACTTTTTGTCCACTTGGGTTAACGACAATAGCTCTTCGAGTAATACCAGAGTCTACGTTTCGAACTTTATAACGTTGGTTAGAGGCTGTGATTAACAAACCAATAAATTTAACATCATAAGGTTCTTTAAATTTCTTGTTGACAGATATGGTTTCATGACTCGTCAGTTTCAATAACGGAGTATCGTTATAAATATGACTGATGTCAGTATCCTCGTCAATCAACAATGGAACTTCTTGAATTTGTCCTGTTGCAAATTGGTCCGAACTAGTCAGCAATTTCAAATCAATGGTTCCACAATATTCCTGAAACAGCATTCGGAATATTTTTAAGACAGTACCTTTACCGCTACCTTTCGAACCGTACAAATACATGAATTTCTCAATCTTGTACATGTTGTTCGTAAATAACGCGCCCATGAACCAAAGGATTTTATCCAACTCCTTGGGAAGATATAAGGTACCAATCAATTCTTTAAACGCAACGGCGTCACCTTCTTGTGGTGAATATGTCAATTGCGTTGTGGCGTAATCCCTTCTCTGCATCTTGTGATCTGCAAACAAAACTTTCTGGTTGAAAGAAATCTCACTAGCTTCACAAGCTTTACAGAAATCTGCAAATAAACGAAACTTCCCGGCAGAAGCTTTTCGAATCTCTTTAACATCAATTCTCAGACCAGGACGTCCGTCTTCTAATTCTCTTGCCTTACGCCAAAGCAGAGAGTCAATATCATAAAATAGGTTTTTCTGTTTAGTGTCCCAGAAACTTCCATTCCAATATGCATAAAACTTGGAACCTTTAACAACCAAGTCTTTAGCATCGCCAAATATAAAGTCAGGAGAAACCTCATAATCAACGGTACGATTGTTGGAAGTGAACTTTTTCACAGACACATCTAAAAAATCCACTAATTTTTACCTCCTCGTGCCTCACACATGTTTTTGCCCGCATTTCCCTATTGTTATTATATACAGTACACTTTTTAACTCATTCCTATATACAATAGAAAATGTGAGATTTTCCTGTGTATTTTCGGTTTTTTTATGTTTTCCCCATGTTTTTTCGTGCAGTTACCTCAAATATTATAGTAAAATTTCGTGCTGCCCGTAAAAATTTTCATGTGCTGCACAAAAAAAAACGTGCAGCTAAACACCCAAATTTGACCAATTTTAGGTCAAAATCCATCAGTTTTCCTCAAATATTATAGAAATATCTAGGCAATATTACATCAATTTCAGAGTAAAATCCACCCAATTTCCCAAAATATTATAGCAAAATACTATCATTTAGACCTCTTAATCCACGAAATTTCGACCCTATTTACCAATTTGTTATCCGTTTGATACCTGTCAGCAACCCTAACAAGGTACTCAAATCCACTAATTTTAGCCCGAATAACCTCTCCATAAAGTGTGGTAAGGACCGGATTTCGGCTCAATACAAGCTTCCATCCAGTCACTAAACCTTTCTTATCATGAATATAAACCGCGTCAAATGAGTCGAGGACTATAGGATTTGTGTTCTTTTTACCCATAGTCACCCCAGATTATTTACGTGTATTTTCAGTATCTGTGGTAATCTTACCGTCAGGCTCAACCGTAAATGCTGGCTTAGTATCAAGACGTCCATCAGGAAGTAGTTTATACCAACCATCGTTGTAGCGGATAAATTGATCACTGATCATATTACCATCTTTAGGATCAAGGTAGAACCAGTCGTCGAAGTATTTCACCCAACCGGTCTGCATTGCTCCATCACGGTTGAAGTAGTACCAATAACCTTTGATTTTCTTCCAAGACGTAGCCATGTAGCCGTCTTTATCAAAGTGATACCACTTACCATCGGTGTGTTTCACCCAGTCTTCAGCAACCATATAGCCCTCAGAATTGAAGTAGAACCATGAGTGATTTTCTTCAATATACTCGAAACGAGAAGCAGGATATGTGCCGTTACCACGCGCCCACCAGAAGCCCTTAGAGTCTTCTTGCCAGCCTTTCTTAACTGGTGTAGGGGCAGCGTCATTGTTTGTCAAGCGGTAGATGTAGTAATATGGACGTCCAGCATAATTCCAGCGTTCGTCGTGGTCATTTACGGAAATACCATCATAAGGATAGTTACAGTGGATGATGTTGTCTCCATCGATGAACATACCAGTATGTCCGAAGGCACCAGCAGAATACCCACGACGTCCCCAGATGAAGATATCCCCACGCTTAGCTGTGAACGGTGTGTTTTCGGAAATCAATTCATAACCGTTGTCAATGAGCCATTGGTGCTCATATTCAGTGTTTACAGCCCATCCAGCTGAAGCAGCTCCAGCGCTGCGTAGTGCGTAGTATACCGATGATGAGCAGTCATAAGAGTCATCACCATCACGAGATGTCATACTGTAGGACACTTGTCCTTTACGTGCGTACATCCAGTCAATTGCTGTGTTAATATCAATTGTCATTTTGTTTCTCCTTTTGTTCAATAATATTACCCGAATGATAGTATTCAGGTCTAAAATGTGGTGGAATGTGTTTGAATTTACCTATAGTCTCATGAAATGAGTTCTCTTCGATACGTTCTTCCACAATCCCGAGAATTTCTCTCATATTTTTCCAAGTTCCTTCGTCAACGAAGTGTATTATATTTCCTTCTCGGTCAAATTTTGTTGTTCCAGGTTTACCCGGTCTTATTTCGCCACGGTATCCGTAGCAAGGTTCAAGCGATTATGCCATTTCTTAAGATGTTCCTTATCTTTTTAAATTGAGCATAAGCCATACCCTTAACCATGAAATGAATATTGAGTTCCACTGTCTTGATTATAGATGCACACATATTGTTATCAATTCCAGTATGGTCTAAACCGTGTTTGAATTCTTCAAGCTTATCCATCTCATAGATATACTGTGACATAAACTCAATTTGATTCTTAACCAAGGTCAGATAATGCGCATAATGATCAAAATCTTTAGATTTCTTCATAAGTTCGTAGTATTTCTCAATTTCATTGAGATATCCTCGTATAGACCTCTCACCGCTATAAAATTTACTCATGATCAAAATCCTTCATTTTTAATACGTTATTCGCAACATTAATAAAATGTTCCAATTCTTCCTTACTTAAATTAGGAATAAGACAGTCCAAAGCTACCATAAGATCATACCCATTTACAGCTTCAGATGTTTTGGATTTGTAATCCAATATAGCTAATGGAGTAATATCAGTCTTACCAGCACCGCTTGTTAGAAGAACTTTAATATTTTCATTTTGCTTAACGAACAACTTCTCCAGTTCCTCATAGATATTTTTAGGTTCTTCATTCGTAGGCATAGAGACCTCAGGAATATGGCCCGGTTCTAAATCAAAACAATCCATACCAGTCAACCTAGACAATATAGCTCTGGATTTACCATTGCCTCGAGGAAGTCTATATCCACTAACTCCATGAGGGTTATTGATATTTTCTTTTAGGACCGGTTTAAATATTGACATAGGAAATAGATCACGAATTGATGTCGCGCCAATCTCAAAAACGTCAATTACATCTTCTTTCAGAATTTGATAGTATATGTATTCACCATTTTTAAATGTTTGAACTTCAAAATATTTGTCTTTTGGCCAATAGTCAATACTATAGACATCGCCAAAAATTAAATCATAAATATTACCTTCAGGACCAACAAACTTAACCATTAGTTTTACGGGTTCTTCATATGTTACAGAGCTATCGTAAATAACCTTATTTAGAAGAATAGACTTCTTATTTCGTTCGTGAGCATGAGATTCTTTACCATTAACTATGCCAAAACTTTTAATTTCAACACTTTTACGATTTTTAAGTATAGACATAGCGTCCTCCTACAGTCTAAACGGGAAAATCATTCCAAGAAAAAAAACAGTACGTTTGCGTTCAGGCTCTTCTTCTGGTTCCTTTAGATCTTCTAAAACTTCGTCTGGAATATGAAATTTCTTGTTTAGGAATTCAGATTTGTTATCAACACCCGGGAAATTTTCAGAATCAATTTCATACGCAGCAGCTACGATAGATTCAAGAATGTCTTTCTTTTCATCTACATGTAATTCTGTTGATGTATTAACCATAATAGTGATTGTAGCAAAGTCTACCAAACCCTTTAAGACGATTTTTGCAAGTTGATTACAAACTTCTTTTTTTCGGTCCAGACAATCTAGTTGAGCGCCGATTGGTACACGGTTATCACGAAAAACAAATACAGTCGCATATAAATCTTTGAGAAGATGTTTTACTGTATCTTCAGGTCGGTTAAAGAGCTGGTGGATTAAAACATCGGGATTTAATCGTACATGTTTTTTAATTAAAGAGACCACGCCCTCTTTTGAAATTGGAGCATCATTAATTATAACACGCAGACGATTTATGATTTCTTCCAGTTCCTTATGATCTGCTTCGGTCATCTTGAATTCTTCAATTTTGTGATGGAATTTTTTGACCTGTTTTAAAAGAGAAACGACCTCATAATCTAAATCGGAAAGTTTTTCAGTAAAGTTATCAATTTCCTCCCGTTCTTTTTTAAGATAGTAAACATAGCGCATAATAATCCCATAAATCCAGTCCTTAAGTTCATATGGTATATCTTTACGAGTACACATATAATTATTAATAACCGCACCACCCTCTTCGACCGTTTGTGATTCTACAATAGCCTTAGCAATAAGTCCTGCTTCGTCCGAAACATCCATTGGTACAAGCATTTCGTCTTTTTCAATCTTCATTTGGACAACTCTAAAAATATTTGATAGCATATTAAGTACATAATTTCTAGGGTCAATATTTTCTACTTTACTAGGTATGCGTTTATTAAACTCTTTTTCCATTTCAGCACTACTCGACATAACGTTTTTCGCATCTTGGACATTATATTTAATAACATCAATCATATCAGGACCACATGAAGTTTCGCCATCTTCTTCGCGAACTCCCTTTAACCAGCACGCAGTCATAGCAGCATAGTTAGATAGGTCCTCAAGGGTGTCTAGGAGGCTCTCAGAGCCCACCTGCTGCGTTTTAGACTCGTCCGTTAGGGACTCTAATCGCTTCATCTTATCGCTCATACGGACGATGCTAGCGACGATTCCGAACTGGTCCAAAGACTCCTCAAATGAGTTA